ATCTCTTACCTTTGTTCTTTGCGCTTCTTGTTTTCATATTTATCTCTATTATTTCTTCCTGGTACTTGTTAATACTTGTCTTGCTTGCCTTGCTTATCTTGCTTGCTACCTGGTTAAGTACTTAAGCCATTATTTGTCAAAAAGGTCAAACGGTTCTTGTATAAAAAACTTTCTGTGATTTTTTATATAACCAGAAATTAATAATATTATTAGTAATATATATTACAGAATTATTTGTTAATCAAAAATATTTTACAACCACTTAGATAATTCTTTTCTTGCAAATCTTTCAGCCTTCTCTTCCCACTTATTATCGTCATGTGGGTCTAATCCTTTGTAGGTAGCCATTGTTCCAGCCTGAGTATATTTTTTTATATACTTTTTGACTCCTAATCTTTTAGCATCAAGTGCATGACCTATTTCATGCAGTATTGTCAATAGGAACTCTTTTACAGATGGGTATGACCTTCTTAGAGTTACAGTATCTATTTCAGGTACATACTCTCCAAAATCTTTTCCGCTTCCAAACTTTACTTTAGACTTCAGCCCATACTGCTTTACTAAGTTTGTAGCTACATCTAAATAATCTATTCTTTCCAATAAACTAAACTTCATAGCTTTACTGTAATTTGACTCTTCAATTTTATCAGTATTTTGTGTCTCAAAATCTTCATCAGCAATCCAATCTTCCCAACTTTCAAAATGTGCTTCAAAATCATCATTGATATCATTGACGAATGCTGTTTTAGTTACACTAAATTGTTCCTCTCCATCTTCACCATAAATGAAATCAGCTTCTGGAAAAGAAGTTTGAGTGTAACCACCCCTTTCATACCAAGGTTCAGGTCTTCCTTGTAATATACCTAAAGTTCTTTTCTCTTTACCTTTTATAAATCCAGTATCAGGTTCACCTGAATCAGCAGAATAGCCTGGAACATTAGATACTTCCCACAGTTTCTTAAATTTACCCACTATAAATCGAACCTAACAACAATTCCCAAAGACAGATCCTTTTCGTTCTTTATGGGTGCTGATAGTTGTCCTATCGCTATAAGTTGGTTGAAGTCGTTATACAACCCAACTTTAGTTACATATGGTCTAAATTCGGAATGTGTGACGAAATTTTCATATGAATCAGCAGCTGTATATGAATTATTAAATGAGCCTGATTTAGCAGTTGCATGTCCTGGTGGAAACAATTTCCACGCATCAGCACCTGTAACACTTATACTACCACTTCGTTCTTTAGTAGCAGTTATGTTCATCGTACCATTGAATTCATTTTCACCAACTACACAAGTATATTCATACTCTCTAATAGTTTGTTGAGCTTTATATCTCAAAGAAAATCCATCAGTACCTTCTTTCTGACCAACATCGATATACTTACTTCCAGTATCTGTCATAACAATTATGCCGTGTTCGTAAAAAACATTACCAACTACAGATCCTGTAGTAGCTGTTATTTGAGTAAAATCAAATTTCCCATTAGCTAAACTACCACTTCTAAATTTAGCATATGAAGCTGAATAATTATTATCATATAAATTACCATCACCATCGTCTTTTATAGTTAGCGTAGTCTCTCCGCTGTCATCTGACAACGTAATAGATTTTGGTTTTATTCTCTCACCAAATAAATTTTGAGGAACAGAAATTATTGATGCTGATTTATGTAAGTGTCTATATTGTTTATCATTATTAGCACCAAAGTTATCGTATGGATTCAGTTCCGTCCAGTCCTTTGGTGTAGACGCATTTATCTGATTATAATACATTTTATTTATCATAGCCCAAGAAGGACCTGAATAGAATGAAGCACTATTTGGATAAACTTTTACATTAGCAGAACCTGTTAGAAAGTTATGTAAACTGCCACTAATTGCTCTAAATGAATATACACCACTCCCACTATCAGTATTGGAAACAGTAAATTCCTTACCAACTTTGAATGGTGTTATTCTTATATCGCCTGGGTCTAGTGTCTTAAACATGACCTAATATCTCCCAGTTTAGAAATCTAATTTGACTTTTATAAGAGCTTCTCTCGAAAACGATTTCAATAGTGGTTTACTTAATTTAGCAACTGCTAACAATTCATTAGAGTCATTATACAATCCCACTTGCGTTACAAAAGACTTTGGATTTTTATAATAGCTTGGAACAGAAAACGAACCATCTGATGCTGTAGCAAAAGTTGGATTAGAACTAAAATTAAATTCCTGATTAGGTACTCTCACGAAATAATGCTGTGAAGTAATCACTTCTTCTCTACGAGCCTGAAAGTGAGAACCAGATGCAATCTTTGAAAATAATTTGAATGAATTGTCTCCGTTTGTATTGGAAGTAATATTAGTAGCCAAGGAAGCACTTGTATTTAGTACAGGTCCATTGAATATCAATATTCCCAAATCAGGATAAAATAGTCCATAAGCACCACCCTGTTGATTAGCTGCTGTTGTCTTAGTTACAGCAACACCACTAGCAATAGAACCACTAACAATNTTGAATACTCTACCACCTTGATTTACAGTTGGATTAGTAGTAGCACCACTATCGTCAATAAATCGTAAAGTTTTACCACCAGCATTACCTAATCTTAGCTCCCAATTGCCTGGATCCATTTTTTCTCTCAAAAACTCTCTGCTAACAGATAAAGCATACACATACTTTGGTGTTGTATGGTCTCCACTACCAGCAAAAGTAAATTGGTTTTCGTTAGGACCTAATAAAGTATTTGATAATTGACGATATATAACAGCAGATGCTCTATTACCATCGACTCCTTTAGCACCTAAAGAACCACTTCCATTGAAGTGACCAAAGGCTACTGAAAATTGAGTTTTTCTAGCTGTTGTAGTTGATGGAGATCCGAAAACATCTAAATAATGTTCGCCAGAACTACCTGATTGAACTGATGATGTGTAAAAAGCAGTTAATGTTCCTGAACCATTTTCCCACATTCCTGAGGAAACAGTATCTTTTACGTTACTTATTACATCACTATCGGAATTGAATAATTTATAAATTGCCATTATCTACTCCTTAACCTGCGGCTGTCAACGTACCAGTCAATCTGACCGCGTTAGTAATTGTTATCGAACTCGTAGCACCAGTATCATTTCCAATAACTGTTAGTTGTGTTGACTTACCACCTACAGGAGTTGACTGAGGTAAAGGTAGTAAACTTAATCTAACAGAATTAGCAACTACAGTTTTACTATTTGGTGCATCATCTTCTCCTAAAAAGAAAGGTGTAGTAGCACCTGGTGCTCCAGCACCACCTCCTGTAGCCACATTCATAGTTACTACAGATTGATCATGTAGTATGAATGTATAACTTGTGTCGTTTACATTTGTTGTTGTAGCTTGTACCACAATAGCTGACTGATTCAATCCACCAGCTGCAGTAAATGTTACTGAGTTTGGATTTACATTGAGAACCGGCATTCTAGCTGTATTCTTTGGTAGTGTTACCAATTTATACCTCATTACATGATTCTCATCAGAAAAAGCTTCTAATAGTGGCATATTTTCAATTGTTTTACCATAAAAGTCACTTCCGTTAGGATGCGTTACATCCCAAAGTCTGTAGTCCACCTCATCATCAGATAGAGCAAATTTTGTAATATTGAAAGCATCAGTTCCCTGAGCTAGCAACTCCCTACCTTTTTTAGTGAGTATAGCGTCTACGGTTATGGTAGCGTTGTTTAAGAATCCCATATCTTACTCCTAATATTTTTTGTATGTTTGGATTGTGGTATCATATATAAATATCACAATATTAAATTTTTCATTTTTTTATTTCTCATTTTCCTCATCTCTCTGTATTTCATCATCTTTTTTCTTAGATATATTCTTTGATGATTCGCCTTTCACCTCAACAAATCTATCCTTAGGCTTTGAAAACATTTTTCTCTGTTTTTCAATTTCCTTTACATCAGGCATACCACTAGCAAGGAATCCTTTCTTACTTACTTTCTTGATTTTTTTCTTCTTTTTCTTATCTTTGAATTTGAAGTTAGATACCTTACCATCACCAGTTTCCAAAGTAGATTCTCCACTTTCTTGTGTGACAAGTTTAGTTGGAGATGTTATTGTAATTTCAACTGGTCTTCCACCATCGATTGTAGTCTTTGAAGTATTCTTTACGCCAGAATAAAAAGAATTTAGTTTGGCTTGTGAATGGTCTGCTAAATTATCTAAGTCTACATTATAGAAAGAAGAAGAGTTAAACAAGTTTAGTGAATGACTAGCTTCGGTGGTATAGAATTTCATTTGCTTTTGATTTCTTCCATATATTCTTGATCCTGAAATAACAGGCTGATGAACTTCTACTACTCCATTCAAAGTGTCGGATTCAAGAGACATAGTTACATTAGAATATAATCCAACATTACCTAATTTTTGAAAAATACTTATATCAAAATTTCTCGCTTTTAGTTCATCGATTGTACCATTGTATGTATCATATGAACCAGTAGCAGTTATTATAGATCCTGACTCAGTTGTTCTTGATATACTGATAGTATCTGAATAAGCATCAAATGTACTAACACTAACACCCGCATTATAAGATGATGTTATAGCTATAAAGTCTGTACTGACATCTATCGTACCTCTATAATTTTCTTGTGTGACTACAGGTTCTTTTCCTGCTACAACCTTAGACCTTTCAAATATATTTGGCTCAATTAATATTCCAATATCAGCTTTTGCTCTAGCAGGAATTAGTTTTCTAAGTTGTGGAAATAAAGAAGAATCGTAGTATTTCAGTAATCTAATATAGTCCCAAAAATTATTTGGTTCGGTGTATTTTTGCCAGTAATTATCAGCAACACCTTTTAGACCTCTGTAGCTATTTTCTAACCTATCTCTTGGGTCTCCTAAGTAATTTTCAAAATTCAAATCACCCACAGATTGTATAATATCATTATTTATAACATCAGTAGGAGCAAAAAATATACCTAATTTATTAGAGTCATTAGCTGCTGTATCATATTGACTATTAGTAACTCTTTTAGTTCTCTGTAAAATCTGACCATCTTTTATATTATTTGATTCTATTCGTATTTTCTTAGTAGTTCTTCTCAAAGCACCTATACTTGGTATATGAGATTGTAATTCATCAACAACATTACTGAAAAAGTTACCAGTAAATCCACTATGTGATCCTGACAATGTTGCTGTTTGATTTGAACTTACATCTCTAATCCCACCAGTATCAGAACTCAAATCTTTGTTATCATTCATTGAGTATCTCAAAACTAAATTATCATATGATGATGATATAGTATTTCCATTATATGCTTGTGGATTAGCCACATGATTTTTGAATTGTTTTACACCCAATGTTTCAGTCCAATGTCTATACTCCATCATAGAACCTGATAGTTGACCACCAAAAGAGCCAGTCTGAGAAGCAGCTCCTCTTGTAGTGTTTGAAGCACCACCGATAAATATTGTACCATTATTAGCATAAGCAAGATTATAAGATCCTGAATCAGCAATATCTGTAGACATAGTAGCTGCAGAAAACAGATGTATCTTACTTCTACTAGAATCATATTTACCAACAGATAATTGAAATGATTGAGTTACCTCAGCTGAATCTGAGCCTGAAGTTCTCCTCAACATCACAGAATAAAAATCTCCATCATATATAGGAAGTTCACCACTTTGAACCTGTTTTTGACCATCTGAGCCTGATAGGGTAAATGCGACATAACCATAATTGTCAGCGGAATTATTATCTTTTAAACTAATGTTGAAGCTAGATGTAAAGTCACTACCTATCTTTTCTACCAATACTTGATTAGAACTACTGACTGCTCTAAATCTAAACTCTATAGTATCAGGCTTTCTTTCCGAATCAGTATCATTTGCCCAAGCTACTTTTACAAATTGACTTGACCTAAAATCTAATGCTTTTGTAAATTTTCTTGTTATCTCAAATTGTGGTGCTTCATCATCTGATATAGCGGGACCCCCATATTCCTTTACTCTCAATATTGTTGATGGTATACCATAAATATTTATGAGTCCTTTCAATGCTTTTACAGTACCTTTATTTTTTAGAAAGAAAGGCATGTTGTTTATTATACGACCCCAAATTTCTCTTGTTATATCTTTCTGAGAAACCTCAGAGTAAACAGATAAACTTGAACCTGATACTTCGTGTCCTGAATGAAATCTGGATAACTCAACTGTATCCGAACTATCATTTAAATTCCATCCCAAAGACCTACCTACACTATATAATAAATCTTTAGAAAGTCCTTCATCTAATTTATCTCTTCTATCAAAAGTGTCACTCAATCCTTTTATGTAAATCCATATATTATCAAAATGATGTGCTATCATATCAGTAAATTTTAGATAATCTGTGTTGCTGTTATCGTCAATTATATGCTGTGGTAACAACCCACTTAATTTATTACCATTCTCTTCATCGAATAAAGATGCCGAAACTACATTTTTTTCAAACCAAGTAGTTGCTTGTGAAGAAGTAGTGTGTGCTAATACATATGGACTTGTTAAAGTTCCAGCACCACTAACTTTCGGCCACGCATTATCATAAAATTGCCCCAATGAACTGCTAACATATGATGAACTAATATGATACATATAATTTTCAAATCCATCAAAGTCATTTTTTAGTTCATTTGTTCTTTGTAACCACAAATCTCTATTATCGCCAGAACCTGAAATAGAAACTAAAGACGCACTTGATGCGTTATAACTTTCAATTAGTTCTAATTTATATTTGAAGTTTTCAATTCTTCTCTCAACGGAACCAAAATTATTAAAATTTTCATATCTGCTGTAGTCAACATTTATTTCAGCACTATCTGTACTAGCAGAAACTATTTTGTTTTTAAGTTCAGCTGAAACTATTGAATCCGATGTTAGAATTTCTGATTCATTTTTGAATTGTGTAGTTCTTCTTTGTAAAGGACTGTCTACATTGTTCAAATCAGGACTCTTTAGTAGTCTATCTCCAAGAGGACTGTCTGTAAAATTTACAATTCTAACGGTTTCGGATAGTGGCTCAATCATTTCCTTTACAACTGTAACTTCGGAAAACTTTTGTATACTTGGTGGTAAAGGTTCGTAAGTTTTAAAATTTATAGAATGTGGCCATTTTATAACTGATGCTCTATCTTGTCTAAAGTTTGTTGTTAGATAATGATTGTTTCCAAATTTCAAATAAGTTCTAAGTTCTCTTGGATTGAATATAGTATATGTTACTTCAAATCCAGTATAAGATCCTGCTTGAGCACCATCTTGATAATAAGCATTTGCTGGATCATCATCATCGCTAACTTCAATTGCTCCATCCTCAAAAGTTTTATCTAATTCCACCAGTGTTCCAGTTTCATTTACAGAACTTATTTGAGCAACAAATGGCTTTTTTACTAATTGATCAACAGATTGACTATCCAACCTAAATCTAACATCAATATCATCCATCCATACTATGCCAGGTTTAGATCCTATATTTCCTTCAAAGACAACTTGCCATCCAGGAACACCCAATCTCCAATTAGGATGAACAGGTACAGCAACTTCAAACCTTTCCCATTCATTTGCTGTTACATTTTCTATGAATTTAGCATAATCACCGCTTGTTGGTCTGGCAAAACTATATTGTGGTGGCATAGGACCTGAATATTTCCAATAGTGTACGGAACTAGCATCATCTGGTCCTGTCCAAATCCATTGTTCTTCAGGACTTACCGTACCAATTCTATCGGATGTCATTCCGATTATTAAATTTCCACTTCCATTATCAATATATGGTACATTAGGTAAAGTATTACCTTCATCATCTAATAACCAATTATCTTTTCCAGGATTTCTAGTACCAACTACAAGTTCTTCACCACCACTCTGTACTGTACCAGCTCCTATAAAGGCTTCATCAAAGGTAGATATCAGTACATGCTTATCATCTTCTTGTTTATAGTATTGGCTACCTTTTATAATACCCCATTTTGTCCAATCGCTTTCATTTGGTGTTAAATCTCTTTCAAATACAACATCAGGATTTTGAATAAAATCTTCAAAGCCATCTTCATTTATTGTTCTTGGATAGTCATCTTTAAACCAATTAGAATCACTCTCATTTATTTCGTAAAGATCTCCATCTCCATCATCGACTCTGTAATATTGGTTTCCTACGAAAGCATAAAATCTAAAATCTCCATCGTCCCTATTTACAGTCCACTTTACCTTAGAATCATTATCATTTATAGTATTATCAAATGGTTCATCTAAATCGCGTATATTATATACTCTATCACTTCCTATGTTTGGATAAATAGTATTATTAGAAAGTGTTGAGCTAATTGTATTCGTACCAGATCTAAACGTATCAACTCTAAAAGATTTATTATTTCCATTTCCATCATTATAGAATATATGAAAACTGCCCATTACAGTAACATTTTTATTTCTATGCTGTGCCGGTACTATACTTTGTACAAATCCAAATTCAAATATATCTTCATAAATACTTACTTGTTTAGTTTCACCATCGACTTCTCTATCTATATAGCTTGTTCTCAATTGAGGAAATACTTCATCCCACGTACGAAGTAATACTTTATCTGAGCTTGATTGATTAACTTTTGTTATCCAAATTAAGTCTTGTTTACCAAGCATAACATATTTAACAGAAATATCTCCTCTGTTAATAATGGTACTATTTACTTCCCAACGTCCATCTAATAACCACGCATAAAATGCCTTTCCTATCGTACACCCATACTCAAATCCAGTAGATGATGGTAAAGACCTTTCAAATAACGGCCTTCTAGTCTGAACTAATTCTTCGCTTTGTCTGTAAGGGTGTGCATTTACAGCCGTAGGAAATTGGTTTGGATTTACAGTTCTATATACCCCACCATTAGAATCATGACCAACTATAGGTTCTACTTCAGTAGCTATTGGGTATCCAGTCCATTGTTCTCCGTCCCATTTCCAATCTCCACCTTCACTAAGTGTACCAGCACCGTTACTGTATCCGTTTGCATCACCCCAAGAGTGATTGAGTTCTAAACTAATTACGGCTTCTGATTGGTCTGTTTCTATATGAAGTTTCCAAACTCCTGTTCCATAAGTGGCTGGTCTTGGTGGAGACTTACGATTTAGTTGGGTACTGTCATTACCAGTAGCAACATTAGGCGTCTGTCCAACACTCCACCCGTAACCTTCCCTCGCATTTAAAAACGCTGTAATATTCATTCCAGTCGAATATCCATTTTCCATTATAGCTATAGCTGGAACATTTTCTATTGACTGAGCTGCTTCAATTGTTAGGGGATTGTAATTATCAGGAGGAGATGATGGCTTTTCTTCTAATAAAGGACTACCCTCTACAAAAAATCCTTCTGGCGGGCTATCAGGTTCCGCTTCAGATAATAAATCTTGTGGGAACTTAGTTGTAATTCTTATTTGTTTATTATTGACATTAGACTTTATGTATCCTGATATCAAAATACTATCTTCGCCTGTTACACCCAATACCTCTAAACTTTTATCTTTAAAGGTATGAGATAACATCAAACCTCTATGTGGATTTTCTAATGGCCACGCAGTAAAGTCCTCAGCAAAAGATTGATTTATATCAGGAAATTTAAAACATACACCACCATCACGACCTTCTCCTTGAACCCAATGTCCCCAATACCCTAAATGAGTTGAGTTGCCCCATAATTCACTGTTAGCATACCATTGTAAATATCCTGCACTCCAATCGCCTAATGGTCTTACTGCGTTTGCGTGTAAGTTGCTATCCCAAGGTAAAGATTCTCCATATTTTATAACTTCGCCGTAATCATCTTTTCTTAGTTGTTCTTGATCTGTTACTATATTATTTTCAGTAGTTGGAGTAGTAGTTATAGTCGAAGTATGGTATACATCTTTTACATAAAGAGTACCACCTACCATACGAGGTGTAAATATAAACCCACCATCTTCAGGAGTAAGAGTCATAACATTTGTATTTGTAATGAAATTTTCATCACCACCAGTACCAAATTGAACTATGCCAGTTGGAACTTCTGTTCTCCGTACAGATTCTCCTAATCTAGAAAAATCTTCAAAATTACCTCTTCCATTTACATCTGAAGCCTTTATCCGTATTTCTGTTCTTGATGGTGAGACAGCATCCACTAATAGAGTCATCTTCTTTAGCTGTAGTTCTTGTCCTCTGTCACTACCTATTTTTTCAAATATTTTACCATCATCTGTTATATCTATTGATTCAACATCTTCAAAAATATCAAATTTTCCTTGTTCATTAGGAACAGTACGAACTAGCACATCATCTTCACTACCTGCTAACTTTCTAAGAAATCTATATTGTAAATCATATGTTCCAGATTCTAATCCAGCTAAAGTTAAATCAGCAACCGGCCTTAGTAATAATTTATCATCGTTATCAAATTGTATATCACTAAAAGATTTAGTGATAGAATCTATAAGTCCTCCGCTTGTATTGAATATAGTAAGTTCAATAGTATCTCTATTTGGATTTGATCCAAAAATTCCATTTTCATAAGGCTTATTACCTATACGAATTTCATTACCAGCATCTAGTAATTGCTTATCTATATTTGTTAGTTTACTTGACATTATAATTCCGTTATATCTCTATCTATTACTTCATCTAATATTTCATCATTTATTCTATATTGTGGTGTACTGAGATTTTTTACTATTACTGTAGTTTCGTCATCATATAATACACCACTATAAGGATCTTCAAATAATAACATAGTTCCATTTGTATCTCTTACAACTAAACTTCCATCGTTAGAACCAAATTCTGGACTATCATAAAATTGAGTTTTATAATATTCTCTTTGTGCTAAATACGCTTGTTCATCAGCATCTTTGAGATTTTGGTAATACTCATTTTTCTGAAGCTGCTCTTTTGTATATGGCATTTTTACCTCACAACTTTGAATGTAAAATCATCATCAAAATAGTTTACCATCTCTTCAGTAGTATTACTACCACTAACTACTTTGAATTCAAATTTATAATATCTTTCCGACTGCAATCCGTTCATCCAAAGATTAAAATAATTGCCATCTGAATCGCAACTTATCAATGAACCAGTGCTAAATGGAATTATTACATCCTTAGTATCAGCATCAACAACTGAATAATAAGCACCATCATTTACTAACTTACTTCCACTTGGTAAATATTTAGAAGTTAGATAAGGAGACGATGTATTCGAATAAGATTTTGTTGGATATCTTCCTCTACCAACTAATCTAAACTTAGCTTTTGATTTTTCTTTATATTCAGGTCTTATATTTTTCATATAAATTTGTAAATCTTCTAATTCTGATTTAGGTAATGCTGATAATGAACCAGTTGTCCATTTTGTATCATACCACTCAACCTCTAACTTTGGCGGATATATGGTATTAGTTTGTCTTGAAAAGAAAGATAAACTACCAAGTCTTTTTGTACTACCCTCATCGGTATTGGTATCACCATTACCAAAACTACCACTTCTCTTTACTATGAATCCTTCGTTAGTATATGTACCATTCAACCAAGAAGTTACGATTGGCGTAACATCCATTCTTATGTCTCTTGTCTCATACTGAAGTGATTGGGAAGCGTATACATCTGTAAACCAAGTACCACCAGAACCAGTTAGAGGACCATACCATTGAGTTTTAGTATCAGCATCATCTAAGTAATTCCAACTAGCACCAGCTTGTGTTGCTGGACTGTCAGCTTTGAATCCTTCACCTTCAGCCCAACTTTGACTTATAGGATAAGCCCATAGTGACTGACTTACTGATAATTCTCTTGGATTAGCATCATATAAATTTAGATAGTATTTAGCATCAGTAGATATCTGTCCTCTTACAATTGATTGTGATATTTCAGCCAAGTCAAACTTTAGTAGAGCTCTTGATACTTTTGGATTAGTTCCAGCAGCACTTAGCTCTTTCTGAACTTCTAAAATTTCATCAAGCCCAGTATTCTGGCTACCGCTTTCTTGATATAAGGTTGTATCTTTGTCTGGAAAAATAAAATAGTGCATTAGTTATCTCCTGATGAAGAACCGACTACTCTTCCTTCTACATCTGTTGCTGGAAACTTCAATTCAAAACAACTTGGATCCATAGATGGATAGACAACTCCGTCTTTAGTAGCAGATGCTATATCATACATATTTCCTGAATACCCATCAGAACTCAAAAATTTATTAGTAAGTAATATTGGTAATCCGTTAGGATTATTTTCTTCAGGAGGAACGACTGCTGATACTCCATCCGTAAGTGAGATTTTATAAGCTAAATCAGATAAAATTATAGGTTGTCCGATTTGCCAGTTATCAATATTGAAAAAACTTCTTACTACCTGTATTGCTCTTAGCAATACTTCTTCTCCATTATATCCGACTTTAGTTATAATATTAAATTTTACTGCTATATTGATTACAAAAGCATCTTTTATATTTACAGCATCCGTTACCATCCTAAACTGAGTTAGGTAAGTTTGTATATTTTCCTTTACTGCCTGATTCAGATTAGTTAGTTTTTTTATAGAATTATATCCTAATACATATAAATTTAGTGCCAATGGATTTATAATTCTACTATCAGAATTAGCACCTGTATCTACAGTATCTAATTGACTGTCTTGTACGATATATGCTTTAGCTATATTACCATATTTAGGTGGTATAGCATATACTCTTGTTATATAATCTTCTTTAGTTACAGCTCTTGATTGTGCCTGAAAGTATGCTAGTGCGTTATTTTTAACTTCAGTTACGCTTTCAGCAGACCTACCTCCTGTAGCAGGTTGAGGATTTGTAATCCCCACAGAGTTTCTTGTTTGTGACAATAAGGGAGCTGATAATCCATTTGTGTCAATAGCTACATCTATTTTTTGTACAGTGGTTATTGTATTTGAAGCAACATTACTACTTATACCACCACCATATCTATAAGTAATTTGTAAAGTAGTATTTGATGGTGCTTGACCATATGCTTTAGTCTTTAAAAAGTTTGATGGATCAAAAGCATTTCCTAATTGTGATGGTGAGCCTGGCAACGAAGAGCCAACCGAATCAGGATTAGGTATAATCTCTTCATCAGGACTATCTGATATACCAGCACCAAATCTGATTTCAGTTCTACCATTTTCCATTATATATGTTGTAAATCTTCTTGATGTTTTTAATAATTTTAGTAAATACGGAGATTGGTCTGATTGGGATGCTAAATCAGGATCTGATGCTGTTGTATTTTCAGCATCTGTAAATACTGTATCTTGTGCTAAAAATGGAACTTCATACCAACTATTATTATCGCTGTCTACACAAGAAATAATCTCAGTAACATCAGCATTAGCTAAAGCAATTCTTTTATACTTTTCAGCACTCCCTACAGTAATATATTCTGTAGTTACCTGACCACTCTTTGCTCTAACAGATTTTCTCAATAAATAATTTACTGGTACATTACCAGCAGTTTCAAAAATACTAATACTCATTGGGTCGTATGAAGAAGAAAATTTGAAGTTACAATCTTCAGTAGATGAAAATGAAATACCAGATGCTGACTGAACTTTCATATTACTTTTTATATTTAGAGCATATGATAAATCAGGAGAAGTAGTAAAGTTAGCACCTGTACCACTTGACTTTGCTGGCACTGTTTGGAATATATCTAATACTACAGAAGCTGGTGAAGCTTGTTTGGGTTTGTATCCCAATGCTTGAGCCATATTGTATACTGTCTTTTTTTCTTCTGCATATGCTAGTAAACTTTCTTTGAATTGGTTATCTACATAATAGGATAGAACATCTCCCACATATGAAGCCATTTCTATAAACATCATTCCTGGTGAAGATTCATTAAAATCATTATAACTATTTGGAAAATAAACCTTAGCAAATTCTATCAAATTTGATTTTAGAGAACTAAAATCTTTATTTAGATACTTTACTTCTTTTATTGAATTATTTTTTGGTGCTGTATATGGCATTTATTTTCTCCAGTTATCCACCTAATTGTCTACTAAAAGGTTGTCCAACTTCGCCTGTTTCCGAATCTTTTAAACTACCCAACTCTAAAGTTATATCATCTAATGTAGTAGTATCCGTATTTATTGAAAAAATTATTCTTGGAGATAACACATTTTCAGAATCTTCAAATAGTACACGAACAACTTTTACATGAGGTAAAAATTCACTAATAGATGCTCTTATTTTTTCTTCTATAGAATTTTGGGTATCATCATTTATTGGTTCAAATACTACCGATAATAAATCCGAACCAAATGTAGGATTACCTAATCTTTCTCCTCTTCTTGTCAATAATAAATTTCTGATATTTGATTTAGTTTGCTCTAGCAAAGTCTGTGTTTGCTTGAACACTCCATCTTGATGAACTCCTAATGGTAATTGTAGTCCTATCAGTACATCTGGATCTAAATCATTTTGTATTACACTCATTATTTATTATCTCCTAAATCTTGCCATCCTTTTTATCTAATGCTTTCATAACACCACTATAGTCTTTGGTAAGATTACTCATTACATCTTGAACTGCTTTATTTGATGTATCAGCACCAGCTGCTTGTGCAGTTTGTATAGCACCTAGCTTTCTCTTATCTTCAGGATTACCCATCATATTTCCATATCCCATAGCCTGTGCCATCTTTGTACTATCAAATGTCCCACCACCCATCGTTGGATATTCTTCCATTTCATTTTGTTGTGCTGTTTCATTGAGTACTTTATTCAACATAGGGTTTTTAGTATAACTAACTTCTTCTCTATTTTTTGGTTTAGGTAAAACTTCGGGCACATCATTGACAATTTTATTAGATGGTACTTTCATACCTTCACTAATAAATATCTTCTTTACCTCTTTTTGTACCTCACGTTTGATGATTTCTCTCAACATTTTTACCAATTTATTTTTCTTTGTAGACATTTAAGACTCCTAACTCCTGTTATTATATAAATATAAACATAAGGGAAAATCCACTTATTTTTGATGACTCACTAATTCTGCCTTTGGTGGATCTTCTCCTGTTCCACCAAGACTATCTTTAAGATTTTCAGTTAATTCTTTTCCTGCATCAGCTAAGTTTTTTGCAGCATTATTTATTCTCGCAAGTCTCTTTTGTCGTAATTTTTCTCTCCTTACCTTTCTAATCGCTCTCTTATCAGCCAATCTCTTTTCTAGCTGTTCTATTTTTTCATTGAAAGTTCCTTTTACCACGACATTAGAAGAGGTACGACCGCCTGAAAATGATATGAACTCATCTTGCGTTGGCTCCATTATCGATACAACATCACTCAATGCTGTAATTTCAGATTGTAATAATTCAATCAGCAGTTTTGTAGCATATTGTACAGCAGCTACTACTGGATTCAACGACATAGATATTGTACTAGCCTTATCAGTAGTCTCACCAGCCTTTTTTGCTGTTGTAGCAACTTTTATTGCTGATTTAACTTTTTTTCTTGTTTCAACAGTATCTGCCCAAAACTTCTTTATATCCTCAATGCCTTCTTTTATTTTCATCAATGATTGCCAATACTTATCAGCAGTTTCTTCATTCGATTCAATTTGTTGAATTAGGTCATCGGTAATCTCATTTAGACGAACTACTTCTTCAGCACTTTCCTTTCTTATTGCTTCTTTTAGTATCGTTGCTAAAACAGGCTTTTTGTGCCAATCAGCGTGTGGCATATATCTCCCCCATTATTCAGAATATACTTTTTTACTAAAAAGATTTTCTTCTTGTATATACTTTTTACTCATAGAAGTAATTCCAGCCCTTAGACTATCAGCAGCAGACTGTATTTGAGCAGAACCATCTCCTTCAAATGCTGCTAAAGTATTACAAAATCCTTCTATATTTATTAGCAAATCATTTACAAAATTTCTCATAGCAGTACCTTTTACTATTGGACTTTGAGTGTCACTTGATCCTAAATTTACCCTACCACCAATAGTTGCTAAATTTATTTCATCCATTGCTGTCATACTTATACTATCACCTGATGTTACATACATAGAACCAGGACTATTAGAATTTATATGTATAGTATCGGATGAAATTGTAATTGTATCTCCTGTAGTATCGAAAAACTCTTCTTGTTCTTCTTCAAGAGCTGATGGTTCTAAATCTGCTTGTTGAGGATTGCTTGTCATTTCAATAACCGAACCCATAGAATTTGGTTCGTGAAAGTGTGGAAAATGTTTATCGTAGTTTTTATGACCTACTTGTAAAGTATCTTTATCTTGATTATTTCCAATTACAATTTTTGGGTAAGACCTATAACCATTCACCTCAGGTTCAGAAGTAAACATCATATAGTTACCAAATCTTCCTTGAATAGTAGTATCTCCGTGATTTGACATTACTGGTCTAGCCATATAAGTAGTTGATTCAACTACTCTCTCTTCACCAATCACCTTATCAGACCTATTGTGATTTACCTTTCCCATTCGATTCAACGGAAAGTCGTAAAACACTTGTCCGTCATGTTCTACTAAAACCACTTCTTCATCAACTAACGGCATACAATTGAAATGTGAGCACAAAGGCCCTACATTTGTTACAACTTTCTGATTATAATTTAGTTTTACATCTAAGTTACCGTGAAATTCCCAAGCATATGTTGATACGCCATCCTTTCTAGTTCTTGTAGGTAAATCTTCTTGAGTTGAATAAACCTTTAGTACTCTCCCACTCACATATTGTTTGTGTTCAACTTCTCCTTGCATCGATTTAAATAATTCGATTGCCTCATTATGTGATAATAAACCAGCTCTTTTTTGTTGAGGGGATGTACTCGCAATTCTAGTTTCAGCTATTGACAATTTTACTCTCCAAATCATCAGAATGTCTTTGAACATCACTAGCAACTTCTTCTACAGCATTTAGAAGTTGTTCTTTTTCAGCATCCGATAAACCAAACTCATCTTCAGAGCTACCTTTATTTTCAGTAGATATGATTCTCTGTACGATAGCTGCCATCTTTACAAGTTGGTCATCATTTTTAACATTTATTTCCAAATACTCTTTGAGCATAGGAATTATTTGAACGGCAGTATCACCATCTTTTATGAATGAGGTCACTTCTTTCATAAGAACCTCTAATTGTGTTTTATTCCGTTCTGTATTTTTGTAAATATCTTCAAATAAATCAGACAAAGATTTACCTTTGAATATTTCGTAATCATTAGCCATAATTAGACTCCATGGATATATAATAAAATGTTGGTTATATATAAATATCCAATTTTATAACTTTTGATAAAAAAATATAACAAGGCACAAAAAAGGGAAGTATTACTTCCCTTTAGTGATGTGAGTTGAAAAGTTAGTAAGTAGCTTGTATATCCAATGGATTATCTTTTTCTCTTACTAAAGAGCCTGTATATGAAATATCAACTGTACCATAGTTATCAAACTCATGATATAACCTATCATTGAACTTTTTCATAACATTGATAATACGAGTAATGTGCTGTGTATTAGAGCCTGTCATTTCACGAATAAGAATATAAAGAGCCTTCTTATTGAAGTTCTCAATATTTTCTTTTATACGAAAAATATGTAATACAGAATCAGCTACCCTAATGTCTTTTTGTCGTTTGAAAACATTAGTAAGGTTGGTATCCCAAAACCTATGTAACTCATCTATAAATAAAGAAGCACTTTCACTAGCAGCCTCAGCAGACCTTTCACTTTGTGTATTTCTCTTATAATCTAATACATCCATTTGTGAATGAATCTTACCCATCTTATAGTTTTTATTATTATTTAGGATAAGGTAATTTTTAGCAACAATGCTAAAATAAGAGAATGCCCTACCTTTACCCTCTTTGAATTTATGCATGTTCATTACTAAGAAAGAAACGACTTCATGCTTTACTTCTTCAGACGATACATCAAAGTAGTAGAACTTAAATGTATGAATAATGTTCTCAACTAACTTTTCAAAAGACTTTCTGATATGCTCATTGTATATCGTATTTCTCAATCTAGGTTTGTCTGGTGCATTATTGTATCTGATAATTGCTTTTTCAGTATCCATTGTGAAGTAATATCTACTACTTCCTTTTTTTGCTTTTCTACCCACTTACAGGCTCCTTTTCTATTTCTAGTTCATTAACTGCTTTTTCTATTTCTTTGAATATAATTCCTACCTCATCATCTTCAGCAAAGTAATCTTTATAGTCAAGTTGTTTTATGGTTTTGTTTACATTCAACATTCTCGTACTATATTCATCTATCCAATCTTCCATCATTTCCATCTTTTTCATAGTGTTCCATAATCCATAACAAGAAGCTACACATAAAAGTGCCAATAATACAAGGATTATTTCCAGAATCATCATTATTTTTCTCCAAATAGTTCTTCAAATAAATCAGCTGATTTAGTTTTCAATCTATCACTATCATCAGTTTTTGTTTCTACTGCTTTTTTCATATTAGTAGCAACCTTTACATTTGATTCTTC